CACCGTCCCCGGCAAACTTTACATGATCCATGAGTTCGCCCGCCCCGTCGCCGTCAAGACCCCGCTCGGCCTCGGCAGCGTGTGGTATGTCGAAACCGGTGGCGCCTACTTCAACGACATCTTTGCCGTGATCCTCGAGGCCACCGGCGAGGTGAAGCACATGCGCAGCGACCAGTTTGTAGTTTTGGCCAATCCGACGATGGATATTAAGAATGAGGCAACACCAATCACAACTTGCTCCAGAGCTTAACAAGTTTCATAAGGGAAACGGGCGGGATGGCAAACACTATTGGCTAACACCATGGGACGAGCCAGCGATAGCACAGTTAGCAGCTGACTACGGACCATTTGACTTTGATCCGTGCCCTTTCCCAAAGCCAGAAGACTTTGATGGATTAACGTGCGAGTGGGGGCAGCGCAACTGGGTAAATCCACCTTTTGGATCTATTATGCACATGGGTAAAAAAAAAGGCCCAACCGCGTGGATGCGAAAAGCGATTGAAGAGCAGGCCAAGGGCAAACTTTGCATAGTTGTATACCCAATAGACAAGTGGGTGCTAATGATGCTTAACGCAGCGGGCACAGAGAACATTAGAAATCTTGGCGACGTGCGATGGCTGGCGACCGAAGACAGAAGCAGAGGTAAGGGAACCGGCCGACACATTGCGGCGTTTATTCTCCTTCCGAAGTAATGAGCAACCAGCACGCCCAGAGATTCAAGCCCACACCGCACCCTGTCATGCAGGTCGATCTCGACTTGCTGGAAAAACTGGGGCCGGAAGACGGCTGGAAATATCTCAAGACACGCGAAGAGCTGATCGCCCGCGAGGCATCAGACCCGTTTCGCTACGGCTACATTCCGCCTGTATGGAAACGCGCCAGCGAACTCCTCGAAAAACATAGAGAAATCCTCGTTATGGGCGGAAACCGCAGCGGCAAGACCGAGTGGGCGGCGAAGGAGGTCATCAAGACCATGTATTCCAAGCCCGGGGCGGTCGTCTGGTGCTTCCAAACCACTGCGCCCAACTCCATCGAGCTGCAACAGCCCCGCATTTGGAAATATATGCCTCCCGAGTGGAGGAACGCCCGCAAAGGCCAAGTCACCAACATCACCTACAGCGTCAAAGGTGGCTTCACCGAGGCAAAATTCGTTGCACCCAACCAAGCCGTCTGCATTTTCCGCAACTATGCTCAAGATCCGTCCACGATTGAAGGCGGCGAAATTGACATGGCCTGGGCGGACGAGCTGGTCCCGCTCGATGTCCTCGAAACCCTCCGGTTTCGCCTCGTAGACCGCAACGGAAAGCTCGCCGTCACCTTCACACCGGTGCAGGGCTGGTCTCCGACCGTGGCCGACTACTTGTCCGGCGCCAAGACCATCACCGACACCGACGCCGAGCTGCTGCCCATATACAAAGACAAGTCTGCGCTACAGCTAGGCGTCGAAAATGCCATAGGAGCAGTCAAGGCGACGCTGACTGGCGACATTTTGTATGATGGCGAAAGTCATCGCTACATCGCCGGCTACGACAAAGTGCCCATCGAGCAGATCAATCCCAAAGGTCGCCCGATCCTCTACTTTCACACGCAGTCCAATCCCTGGGCCGGCTGGTCGCGGATGAAGAAAGAGCTGCAGAGCGAGACCAAAGAAAAAATCCTCTGCCGCGCTTACGGTGTCCCAACCAAAGCCATCAGCGGCCGCTTCCCCTTGTTCAATCCCAAGGTCCACGTCATCCGCGCCTCGGATGTCCCGCAAGGCACCCGCTACCACTGGGTCGATCCGGCATCCGGCAAAAATTGGGCGATGATCTGGACCGTCCACGACACCGCCGGCCGCATTGTGGTCTACCGCGAATGGCCCGACCAAGTGTCATACATCGAAGGCGTCGGCTATGCCGGCGAGTGGGCGCTGCCCGACGGCAAGAGGCTCGACGGCAAGCCTGGTCCCGCGCAGCAGGACTTCGGCTTCGGCCTTGAGCGATACCGCGACGAGATCCTGCGCGTCGAAGGCGGCGAGGAAATTTTCGAGAGGTGGATGGACAGTCGCTATGGCCACGCCCGCACGCTGGCCAAGGAATCGCCGACCACGTTGATCGACGAGATGGCCGATCTGGGGATGCTTTTCACGGCAACCCCGGGCGACTCCATCGACGAGGGCGTTTCGATGATCAACGACGCGCTGTCCTACAACCCCGAGAAGCCGGTCGATGCGCGCAATCAGCCCAAGCTCTACATCTCGGAGAACTGCAAGAACCTCGTCTACGCCTTGCAAACGTACACCGCGGCAGACGGCAAGAAGGGCGCGACTAAAGACTTCATCGACTTATTGCGCTACGTCTGCCTATCGGACGCCATCAATGTCGAGGGCGACATCCTGCGGCCGACTGGAGGAGGAAGCTACTAAGTGAGCAAGCGCGACCAACTTTGGAGCGACCTGACGCGGCGCAATCCGCGATTGTTGGATGATCCGCATTTTACCACGGCGGGGCTGCGCAAGTTTTTTGAGCGTGTGTATGACGCCGGATTCGACGCCGGCACGCTGGCCGCGCAGCCGCCGCGCATGAGCGGGGCTTCGGGGGCGTCGGCTTTTGAGGAGATTTTCGGAGGGTTTCGCCGATGAGCATCTCCGGCATTGTTCCACCGCCTCCGCGCATCCGCCCGTGGAAAGGCAAAGGCAACAACCCCAAGTGCGGCGTGTGTGCCAAGACGCTTCGCATGGACGATATTCACGGCGTGGACCAGCAGCTCGGCCCCATCTGCCGCGCATGCGGCCCGCATGTCGTCGCCGCCAACAGGCTACTGCATCCATTTTGGGTCTAACGACATTCGCTATTCTCGAACCACGAACACAAACAGCGTAAAATTATGTTATTCACGCAAAAAGTTAAAACCATCCCCATCGACCGCTATAAACTCGGCGATCACGACCCAAAGAGTGCCCTCGCCTTCTCCCGCGAGCAGGCGCCGCCGGCGTATCTCGCCGTCATGGTGGAGCTGCAGGACCGCATCGCCGACACATCGCTGCTGGTCAGCACCATGGCCACTGCCAAGGAGCCGGGCTACTTAGCCCACGCCAGCGGCCAGCTTTCCGCGCTCCTCGAGCTATGGGATGCCTTGGAGCAGCGTCGCGCGGAATCAATAAAGCTCGAGTAGATTGGGAGATTAGCAAAAATAATGCTGGACATTTGTCCAAAAGCGTCCATAATAGATAGTATCAACGGTGAGTTGTGCCCTCATGGCACATGTGGTTGTTGATCGGACTGGGCGACGCACGCCCTGGCACTACTTGGAGGTTTATCCATGGCGGAAGAGAACGCAGCCCCGGCTGCAGGTGACGATATCATTTCTATGGCTCTCGAGGAGCTGACCGGACAGCCGGCCCAGCCCGAAGACGTAGAACAGCCCGAAGCGGCTGAAGATCTTTCACAAACTGAGACAGAAGAGGAATCCGAGGAAAAATCCGACGAAGCCTCTGAAGATGTTAAGGACGAGGAGTCCGAGGACGAGGAGTCTGAAAAAGACGACGAGGAAAGCGAGAAGGACGACGAAGCGCCCACCCAGGACAAGATCCAGAAGCGCATCGACAAGCTGACCGCCCAAAAGAAGGCCGCCGCCGAAGAGGCCGCGGCCGTCAAAGCTCAATACGAGGACGCCCAAAAGCGCCTTGCCGAGCTGGAGGCCCAAGTCAACGAAGCCGCCCGCCCGATGCTCCAACCGAGCGCGGAAAACCCGCTGGCCGATGTGGACACGCCCGAGGCGCTTGAGGCGAAAGTCAAAAGCGCGCAGGAAGTTCGTCGCTGGGCGCTGCGCAATACTGACGGCGCCACGGTCAAACGACCAGACGGCACCGAGGTGTATCTCGATAGCGATCAGGTCAAAGACTACCTCATCAAAGCGGACGACGTTCTGACCGTTCACGCCCCGGCCCGCCAGCAGTGGCTCGCCCAGCGTCAACCGGCCGTTGAAGCCGCCAAGAACCTGTTCCCCGACATCTTCAAAAAAGGCACGCCGATGCACCAAGCGTATCAGGCGACGATCAAGCAGGCGCCCGAGCTATTGAAGCTCCCCCAGAATGAATACTGGGTCGGCCTCGCCCTCTACGGAGAGCAGCAGCTCATGCAGAAGCAGGCGGCCGATCAGGCCAAGGCCAAAGCCGCCAAAAAAGTCTCAGCCAGTGGAACATCCAAGACCCCGACACCTGTGAAGCCCGTGAGCACGCCGAAATCTTCTACCAAGGGCGCGGTCAATACGGCCGTGCGCAACCGAGTGCTCTCTGGCGCCGGCGGGATCTCCGATCTCGAGGCTTATATGTCAGAAGCACTGTTCAGTTAAACAACCCCTCTAAAAAGAAAGAATTACTATTATGCCCTCTACAGTAGGTGCCTTGTTCCCATCCACGGGCAACCGTGAAGACCTCCTCGACATCATTTCCGTTGTCGATGCCAAAAATTGTCCCATAAGTTCATCTGTGGCCAAAGTGGGCCAAGATCTAAACAATCCTGGACTTTACAGCTACTTGGCCGATTCCTACAACTCGCCCACCACGGACGGCGTTGTGGATTCTGCCGACGTTTCTGACTTCGATGACCCGACCAAAAACCGTGTCCTCCTGAGCGCCCGCGCGCAGAAGTTCCGCCGGACGATCAAAGTCTCCGACTTCCAGCAAAACGTCCAGGACGTTGCCGGCGTTGGCAAGAAGAAGGAAATGGCCCGCGGCACAGCTCGCGCCATCACTGAACTCAAGCGCGACATCGAGGCGACAATCTCAAGCGACAACGACTCCGTCGAAGGTTCCGGCTCGACCGCTTACAAGACCCGCGGCCTCGGCGAGTGGATCAAAGCCACGGCGCAGACCGACCTCCCGGTTCCTGCTTCACAGCGCACGCCGTCCGGCAGCATCAACGCGACCGTGACCGCTTCTCTCACCGAGACGATCTTCCAGAACGTCTTGCAGAGCATCTACGAGCAGACCGGCACGACCGACCGTCTCGTCATGGTGGCTGGCCCGTCGTTGAAGAAAGCCGTCACGAACTTCACCCGCTTCACGGTGAACGCGACCAGCGATGTCTTCAGCCTGCGTCAGAGCACCCAGAATGCCGATTCCGGCAAGCTGGTCTCCAACGTGAGCTTCTACGAAGGCGACTTCTCGACTGTCGAGATCGTGCCCTCGCTTCTGCTCGCGGCCAACGCCTCGACCGATGCCGAGAAATTCGCCCGCGGTTACATCATGTCGGCCGATCACCTCATGCTTCGCTATGGACGCCGTCCCCGGTTCCAAGAGCTGGAAGACATGGGTGGTGGTCCCCGCGGTTTGATCGACGCCATCGTGTCGCTCGCCGTGATGACCCCGAAGGCCATGGCCAAGTTCAACGGAGTTTCCTAATTCCATCCAGAACAACTAACTAGGAGAAATTAAATGCAAGTCTTTGAACTTCCCATTGAAACCAAATCGTCCACCGGGTTCACCCACAAGGCGATCGTCACCCACAGCGACCTCACCGAGTCCACCGCCGACACCGACCAGACGCTCTCGCTTCTGGCCCTTGCCGCCGGCGACGTTGTGACCACGGCCGCCTGGAAACTGGTCACGCCTTTCAAGGATGCCAGCGACGCAGCCCTCAACGACACCAAGGTCCAGCTCGGCGACAGCTCCGACGACGACGAATACGTCGCCGCCACGCAGGTCAACGAGAACGGCACCGAAGTCCTCTTCGCCGCTGCCGCTCCCGCCTCCGTTCCGTTCGTTTACACGGCGGCCAACGCGGTCGAACTCTTGGTTGAGTCGATGACGGCCAAAAGCCTCAGCGACATCGACACCGGTGAACTCCACGTTTACCTCGGCGTCAACAAACTGAGCGACCTCTAAACGTCTTGATTCACTGCCCCTGCACGCGCGGGGGCAGACTTCAGGATGTCAGACACAATATTCGGCGATCTGGTCGCCGACATGGATGACGAGTTAGCGCATCTCGTCAAACAAGAGTTGCAGACTGGGTGGCGCGCCCAGCAGGTCATGGCCGCCATCGAGGCGCGCCGTGTGAAGCAACTCAACGACCAGATCGAACACTGCACTGTCGATGGACTCGGCCAGCATGTCATGGATGTGCCGGCCGATGCGTATTTTGCGTGGAAGCGACACCTTGGGGACGACTGCTGGGCAGATCGTGGCTTCCGCGACTGGTTCAAGAAACATAACCCCGAGACCGCGGTCAACTACACCCCTCGCAACACTACTATCCTCGTCCCGTGACCAAACTCGACCGCGAAAAAATCACCGAGATCATCGGTGATATCGACCAGGCTGACGCTGACGGCGCCTCCTATATTCAGCGCAAGCTGCGCAACTTCAACACCCGCTACTGTATCTGGCCGGGGCAGACCGAAGACGGCCGCAAGCATGCTGGAGCCTACGGCAAAAAGATTTTCCCTTGGGACGGCGCTGCCGACACCAAGATTTTCCTGAGCGAGCAGATCATCCGCGAGCGCGTGATCGCCCTCGTCAACGCCTTCTTTAAGGCCCGCATCCAAGTGCAGCCGGTCGAGTCTATGGACATCGACAAGCGCAATGCCGCCGAGACTGTCCTCAAGTGGCTCATGTTCCAGCACTGCTTGGACGACCTTCGCCGCGAGGTGCGCTTGGCCGCCGAGATCCGCGAGACCTACGGACTCGCCGTGATCGCGATTGACTGGGAGCAGCAGACCCGGGTGGAGGTCAAATCGTTCAGCATGGACGACGCCATGGCGATGCTGCAGGAGTCGCAAGACCCCAACCTGCAAGCCCTCCTCGAGGTCGTGCTTGATCCCGAGCAGGAAGAACTCGCCGCGCAGCTGATGGGCGAAGTGATCCCGGCGCTCGGCTCCACGACCAAAGTCCGCCAGTTCCGCGAAAAGGGCATTGTCGAATGGGACGAGCCTTACATCTTTTCCAGCAAGCCGGTTGTGCGTGCTCTGGAGGCGTGGGAGGACATCATTTTCCCAATCCAGACCGACAGCATTCAACGTGCGTCCTTCGTCGCCCGCCGTGAGCTGCTCAACGAGGTCGAGCTGCGCGAGCGCGCGAACCTCGAAGGCTGGGACAAGGAGTGGGTCGAAAAGGCCGTGAAGCACAAGGGTGAGATGAAGCGCATCCACCTCAACGTCCACCGCAGCGACCAATTCCTCTACGAGCAGCTCCGCGACCTCATCGAAATCTGGCACGTCTACCGCAAGGAGCTGGATGACCGCACCGGCGCCGTCAAAGTCACCCGCACAGTCATCAGCTACAGCATTACCGACAAGGCGGCCGTGCATGACATCATGCCCTACCACCACGGGCTGTATCCCTTTGTTGAGTTGCCCCGCGAGCGCAACACGCGCCCCCTGCTTGAGTCCCGCGGCATCCCGGAGATTGTCCAGACCGCGCAGGAAGAGATCAAGGTGCAGCGCGACTTCCGCGTAGACCGCGCCAGCATTTCTATCTTGCCGCCGCTCAAGACGCCCGCTGCGCGCGGCAAGTTTGACCTTGTGCTTGGCCCCGCCATGCAAATCCCCGAGCGCCGCCCGGGCGAGATCTCTTGGATGCAGCCGCCGGCCTTCGACCAAGGCAGCATTGAGGTAGAGGCCGCCACCCGCGCCGATGTGGACCGCTACTTCGGCCGCATGACCGAGGCTGTGAATCCGAACATGGCGATGCTCCACATGCAGGAGCTGGTGGATAGCTGGCTCATAGACATGAAGCTGGTCAGCGTGCAGATCATGGCGCTCGCCCAGCAGTATATGACTCCCGAGGAGGTTGCGCG